GGACATGGTCACAGGTTTCCGCGACACCACGCTGTATGCCCCGGTCGTCCACCACGGCCAGCCACTCGCGCTCGATGTCGCGAACACCCAGCTCGCCGTCGTCCTCCCCGGTCGCTACCGGCTCGTGGCCGAAGGCGTGGCGCCCGGCATCGACATGCCGACCGTGATCGTCCTGCGCCGCAACGGCGTGACGCAGGCGCTCGCATGAGTCGCGATCCGCAGCGCGAGTTGATGCGCGTGCGCGAGGCGGTGCGTTCGCTGTCCGCGAACCCGAATGCCTGGCGCGTCTTCGTCGGCTACCTCGCGCAACTCGACCAGGACGCCGCCGACCGGCTCGTCGGCATGGACGAGACGACCGACATGCTGCGCCAGCAGGGCGCGGCGCGCGCCATCCGACAGATATACGCGCTGGCGGCCTCCGCCGACAGCGCGCCCCACACCACCGCCGCGGCGCCGCACGGCCCGCTGCTGTAGTGACTCCCGGCGCAAGCCGGGTTCCTTCCTCCCAGGAATACCGACGACGCCCGCGCGGGCGTCGCCCCGGAACACCGACGACACCGGCAGGCCAGCCGCGTGTCCCGGCTCCGGCGCGACGCCGTGCGGCACTGCCGCGGCTCCGCTCCCGAGGTTCCCATGTCCGATTTTTTCTCGCTTGAACAACTGCAACAGCAGGCGGATGCCGCGGCACCGGGCGCAGCCCCGTCGCCGCCGCCCCCGGCCCCTGGAACCCAACCCGCTCCCGCTGCGCCCGCACCCGTCGCGACACCGGCTTCGCCGGCCGCCCCGGATGCGTCCGATGCGCAGTACGTCAACCTCGAACACTGGCGACCCGATCCGGAAGGTTCCGGCCCGGACACCGCCGCACCGAGTGCCGACGACGCGAAGTGGGAAGCCCGCTATCACGCCCTGAAGGGCAAGTACGACGCCGAAGTCCCACGCCTGTCCGAAGAAGTCCGTGCCCTCAAGGCGCGGAGCGGGCAGGGCGAGGGCATCGACACGAACGCCGAACTCCAGCTGCTGCGCGACCTGACGCAGCGGCAGGGCCAGGAACTCGAAGCGCTCAAGCAGGCGACACCGGCCGCTGCGCCGGCCGCCGCGCCCGGACTGGGCGAGCTGAGCGACGACGACCTCGCCTTCGAGTTCGGCGAGAACGGCGCCAAGGCCATCCGTGCGCTCCTGACCAAGGTCGATGGCTTGCAGCAGCAAGTCGCCGAACAGGTCAGGCCGCTGGAAACCCGCCTGACGCAGACCGAAGCCCAGGGCTTCCGCGAACGCCTCGCCCAGCGCCTCGGCGCCGCGCAGTCGGTGTTCCAGGACGGCGAGTGGGCGAGCTTCGTGTTCCAGCCCATGCCCTTCGGCGGCGGCAAGACCTTCAACCAGGCGCTGCAAGAAGCGGACGCCCGCCGCGACATCGACGGCATCGTCGAGATCGTGCAGGCGTTCCAGCAGCGCAAGGCATCCCCCTCCGATCGCACTCCCGCGCCCTCGGCGCTGGACGCGCTCGCCGTGCCCGACCGCATCCACGCGGGCGGGGCACCGGCCGCCGGCCAGCGGTTCCGCTCGGGCGACATGGAATCGATGATGGGGTTGTGGCAACGCGGGCAGAAGACGTTCCAGGAGCTTCAGCAGTTCGAGCGCGCTTTCCAGCAGGCGCTGCGCGAGGGGCGTGTCGATCCCTGACGGGCGACGTGTGCCCCCTCGCTTGAGGGCCGTGGACAGCGCATTCCCAACGCTGACTCACGGAGATTCGTTCCATGACCATCCCCGCCGCGACCGGCTACCCGCAGTACAGCGGGTCGCTGATCCAGCCGCACTTCTATCCGCGCTTCCTCATGCGCTCCTACGCGGAGACGCTGATGAAGGACATCACTTCCACCACCTACACCGGCCAGCTGCGCCAGTTCGGCGACCAGATCACCTTCCAGCGCGAGCCGGTCGCGCGCATCCACCGCTACCAGAAGAACCTCCGCCTCCAGACCGACACCCCCGAGATCGAGACCACCACGCTGACGGTGGACGAGGGCTTCTACTGGAACTACAAGCTGGACCGGGTGGACGTGAAGCAGATCCGCAATGCGGACGAACTGCAGAACGTCCTCATCGCCTCGGGCGGCCGGTCGGTCGGCTACGCGCAGGAGAAATCGATCCTCGCCAAGATGATCCGCGACGCCGCGCCGTACAACAAAGGCATCAACGCCGGCCTCATCAGTCGCAACGTCAACCTCGGCGCGGTCGGCAACCCGCTCCAGATCACCGGCGGCAACCTGCTGGAGTTCTTCGCCCGCTGCAACCAGGTCATGGCCGAGAGCAACGTCTGGGAAGCGGGCGAGATGTTCATGATCCTGCCGCCCGCCGCGACCGCACCGCTGTTCACCTCGCCGCTGTCCAACGCCTTCGTCACCGGCCTGCCGCGCAGCTTCCTCGTCGATGCCAGCGGCAAGCCCATGCGCAACCTCGATCCGGCCGGCTTCCGCCTGCTCGGCTCGAACTTCGTCCCGACCGTCTACGACACCACCGCGAATGCGCAGTGCAGTTTCGTGATCTTCGGCCGACGCATGGCGACCGGCTACGTGCAGCAGCTCTCGGATGCGGACGTCATCAAGTCCGAGCACTTCTTCGGCAGCTACTTCCGGGGCCTGTCGATCTTCGGCCACAAGCCGCTGTTCCCCGAACAGCTCGGCGTCGCCTACGTGCGCTTCAACTGAGGAGACCTCCATGGCCTACCACCACCTGTACCACGGCGGCGGCAAGACCCCGTTCGATGCGCTGTTCGGCCAGAACGCCGCCGGCTGGATCGACGACGGCTGCACCGCCTGTCCGACGCCGGCCGATCTGGCCGGCGCCCTCACCGCTGAACTGCTCGACCGGGTCAACACCGAGGCCGCCGGCCACAAGCTCCACGTCGCCTACGGCCTCTCGCGCTCGCTGGACTTCTATCCGGGGCTGGTCGACACCGGCTACACGATGCGCGGCGACTGTGTCGTCCCCAATGGCGACGAGGGCCGGTTGCAGCCCGGGTTGCAGCAGTACCTGGTCTGCCACGACATCGGCAGCGAGGACGTGATCTATCCGATCGTCATCCCGCCGGGGTGCTTCCTCCACGGGTTCTACTGGAAGGTGGAGTCGGCCGAAGCCGGCGTGTCCTTCCAGGCGTCCACCGTGCGGGGCGCGTTCACCGCCGCGATCGACGGTTCGGTCCTCGGCAGCGACTACGTCGTCGTCAACGCCTGGCAGCCCGTGGCCGATGCGGTGACGCTGGCCGTGGCCGGCTGGCCCGCGGCCGGTCCGACGAAGCTGCGGCTCACCGTCTCGGCGGTGATCTTCCACCCCGACACCGGCGACTGAGTCCATTCCCCATCGCTTCCCTTCCATGGCCCCGCTTCGGCGGGGCTTTTTCATGTCCGAGGAATCCCATGCAACCCTTCCCCATGCCGCAGGTCTCCCAGCCGCACACGTCGCTGGACCTCCACCGCAACATCGAACATACCGGCGCGAAGATGCAGGTCTTGCAGGACGAGCACGGCCACCTGTATCCGCGTGACGATGAATTCGAACTGTTGCCGGGCCTCACGCCCGGCTACACCACCAACGGCCGCGACTTCGAGCAGGCTGGTGAGACCATCCGCAAGGTTGGCTCCATCCTCACCGTGCCGACCATCGAGACCGACATCCACGGCAATCCGCTGGACATGGCGACCGCCGGCCTCGAAGGCGGGTTCGATGATGCCGACAACCGGATCGGCGAGGCCCGCCGCGACCTCGTCAAGCGTCGCAACGAGCGCATCGACGACGGCGCCAGCGGAGCATTGCTGTAATGGCCGAGTCCGCTGCGGCGCTGATCGTTGAAGTCGCGCGCCTGCTCAACGATGCCGAGCCCGGCTACGAACACATCCGCTGGACCCGCGCGGATCTGCTGGAGTACCTCAACGACGCCCAGCGACAGGTCTACCTGTACCGGCCGGAACTGTACGCGCAGACGGATGTGTTCCCGCTGGTGCCGGGCGCGCGGCAGGGACCGCTGCCGGACGGCTGCCAGTTGCAGAAGGTCATCGGCTCCACTGGTGACGCCGGGCGTGCCCGCAAGGTGGACGACGGGCTGCTGCAGGCCTTCGCCGGCACCGGCTGCATGTGGGCTTGCGATGAGACGGGGTACCGGGTCAGCGGCTACAGCTTCACGCCGCAGGACCCGCGGGCATTCTTCGTCGATCCGCCGGTGCCGGACGACGGACAGTCGTACACCGTCGCGCTGGTTTGCCAGCAATGCCCCGCGGCGATCACGCTCGCGGACCTGGACGATGCCGATCCGCGCAACGACGTGCTGGTGACGCCGGCACGCATGCACAACGCACTGATCGAGTGGATGTTGTACCGGGCCTATTCCGTCGACATGGAATCGGCACAGTCCTTCGCCAAGCAGCAGGATCACCGCAAGCACTTCTACGCCATCCTGGGCGTGGCCGAGTCCAAGGAGCGGTTGGTCGCCGTCTCGCAGGCTGGCCGTGCGCCGGAAGGGGCGCGGCCATGAGTTGCGGTCCGGGCTTCACCGACTTCCGGCCGTTCCTGCCGCGGCTCGTCGCCGCGGCGCCCGGGTTGCCGGACGTTGCGGCGCAAAGCTACCTGCGCGACGCCGCGATCCGGTTCTGCGAGGCCAGCGGCTGGCTGGAGCGCGAAGCGATCCTGCCGATGGCCCGCGGCGTGCGCGACTACCCCGTCGTGCCGGCCGAATGCGAGCGCGTGGTGCGGGTGGTGACGGTGCGGATCTGCCGCAGCACGTCCGACGAAAGCCTGCTCGACCCCCGGCGCGACGTGCTGGAGGACGGCTGCGGGTTCCGGGTCGAGGCGCTGGAGACGCCGGATGTGTCGGTCTGGATCGACCGCGAGGGCGACGCCTGCGATTGGCTGCGGGTGCGCTTCGTCGCCGCGCCTACGCACGACGCCTGTCGGCTGGATGCCCGGCTGGTCGAGGAATGGGGGCGGGCCTTGGTCGATGGCGCGCTGGCCGAGGTGCTGTTGCTGCCCGAGCAGCCATTCAGCGATCCGCGTCTGGCGGGGGCATACCGGGAGGGATTCAACGCCGCGATCCTGCGCGCCCGAACGCGCCGCCTGCGGGGACGCACGGGCGGCGCGCGGCAGATGGAACTGGCGCCCGGCGACCTGGCGGTCTGAGCGACATGGCACGTCCCCTCATCGTCGAGCCTGGCACCGAACGGTTGCAGGTCGTCCTGATGCGCGGCTGTGGGACCGTCGACGCCGCTGAAGTCACGTTGACCGTGACCCGCAAGGGTGAAGGGACTTGCATGTCCGGTCCTCCTTGTGCGGATACGTGCACTCCGCAGTGGCCACGGGCGCATGACGTTCCGGAGGGACATTGGGGCGGTTGCCATAGCTGTGGTGAATCGAATTGCAGCGCGTGCAGCAAGGTGGCGCCGACATGGGCGTGCCACCCTCGTTGCGATGGGATACCGCCGGACATGCATCCCTCGCCCTCGAAGACCTATCGCGCCGAATCCGTGATCCGTGGTGTCGCGACGTTCCTGATCGATCAAGACCTGGCCGAAGCGCCGGAGGGCTGGTACCTAGGGCGAGTGGCGATCGCCGGGTGTGAGGTGGCGGCGCTAACGATTTGGATGCGGTGCAGTGGGGTGGCGAGCCGAGCCACGTTCCGCTGAGTCACTCAGGCAAGGGTGCGAACGGTACAGTGGGGCTCGGGAGGGCAGGTATCCGAAGCACGGAAAAATTTCTGCTTCTCGGATGCCGACGGGTGGGATTTCAGCCGGTAACTTGCCCGCATACCACTGGAGGCCAGCACTGCATGAGCAAGACTGCACGCGACACCTGCGAAGACATCCTGCGCGAGAATATTCGATACAACACTGAACACGAGATTTTGCCCAGCGAAAACGCTGTTGCCGAGCGACTGCTGTCCCGCGGGGATGAATTGGCGGAAGTGTACGATGAAATTCATGAGAAGCTGCATCATCGGCCCCATGCGCTGTCGCAGTTCATGGGGATGCTGTTGTCAGCTCAGGCGATCTGGAGTCCTGAGCGAATTGCCGAAGCTCGTAGTGCGCGCGATGCTCTCAAAGAAATCAACGGCAAGATCGAGCAGCATGCGCGAGCATTGGCTGAACTGTTGAAGCGGCGAACTCAGCTTCACAATACCTCCGGGTTCTCCAGTGACACGCTCTACCACATTTGCGATGTGATCGACGCGGCCGGCCAGGGGAACGGGCACTATCGCTCTTTTCTTCGCGAGCCGCTTCAGAGGCTTCAGGGGCAATTCGACCTGAAATACTGGCCTGAGTTGTCTGATTGCCTTCTTGTTGTCGCAGAGGACGCGGCCGATGCTGCCGTAGAGGCTACCGATCCGCTGACCGAAGCCGCTACCACTAGCAGCAGGCCTTCGAC